AGGCAGCCTATTTCCAACAAGTTTCCCCTTAATTCCATCAGCCAAAACTGATTCGTTAAAATCTTCGCTATACCGCTGAATGTCGGTTGCGACTCTTACCATGCTCGATTTAGCCAATTCACTCTTAGTTGGCTTCTTCCTAGCTTTCTTACCCTTACCATGAGTCTTCTGATCATGCTGACCTGGAAGGTGATTATTCACCCTAAGATACTCTATGATAGTCTCATAAGATAACAGGGATAAGCCTTCTATAGCCTTGGCCTTAGCCACGTTAGCCGTAGAGCTATCTAGAGCCACGTTAGCCGTAAAGGGTGCTTCTACACCCCCCGCAGATTCTAGGCCACTAGGCACGGCCTGTGGGCCATTGACGCCCGCCCCTTGCCCCTGCTCTTGCCCCTGCCCTTGTGGCGTGTCGGGTATCAAGTCACTAAAAGACTCACTACTATCACTCTGTTCCTCTTTTAAGTCTTCCAGAGCGGCTTGCAGTATAGCCAGTGCCGTATCCTTATCATAACCTAAGACTCTAGTAAGATAGTCTTCAGGTGGTATAAGATCAGACACTCCACCTTGAATGTAGTTCGCTAAAGCTGTAGTCTGAGTAACGGCAATTTGTGACCGCTCTAGCTCGCTAGTTACATTCATGTCATCCCACGTTATGCTGTACTCCTCGGGCTCAGGCAACACCCCAAACTTGATTAGCCTATCTACAAATGGGACAATCAGTCTAGGTGTTATGTAGTTCTTCTGCCTCTCCATCAGCCGTTCATTCCATGTACCCGTATCTTGACCACTAGCCAACTCCCCACGCTCACTACCTAAGAAGATCCTCTTAGGCATACCCAGTAATACAGATATAGCCGTAAGCTGTGTATCAATCTGTAGGCTCGGGTCTACAACTTGTGGCCCAATAGACTTAACACTCATACCCTCAGAGACAATGTACCTCTGTAAGGTGTTCATGTACCTCTCAGCGGTTTTTCTTACCGCATCTTGATCTATCTCAACATCAGCACCTAGTTGTGGATGTGTCTCAAAGGATAGACCTGGAAATGCTCCCCGCCAGTACATTTCACTACTACCACAATACAACTTACGCAAGTCGAGTATTCGGTTGTAAACTGGTCTCAGTCTAGGTATGCCAATAATCTCACTACTGTTAAGATTGTCAGCTACATGGATTATCCTGCTCCAATGGACTTGCAACGTAGAAGTAGGAATCCCTATACCCGACTGATTATCCCTAGGATCATTAAGAGTAATTAGATATGAGACGGGTTGACTGAATCTAGGGCTTCTAACGTCTGTTTCATACTGCACAATCTGTGCAAGGCTCTCATCAAAGACCCTTAGATAGAGCAGATTGTGTTCATCAGACACTGGATTAGATGGTTCACCATTTTCAAACCCTTCAACGGGTTCACTAAACGGTTTGCCATCGTCTAACCCCAAGAGTATTACCCCATAATGGCCAATACCACTCAAGATATCAGCACGTTTAAGAAACTGCCACAGGGTACTCCCAGACTCCTGCTTATAGTACCCAGAGTTTTGTATTGATGTCCCCAACTCGGCCCAAGCCTTCTCAAAGTCAGTCTCATTATCAGCGTCTTCATCCTCTTTGATTACAGGCGGTGTTTGCCATGTTTCAAGGGGTAAAACTTCTACCACTCTAGTAGCAATCACCATACGGTCATAGAGTTCCCTATACTGTAAGACACTGATGTTCGAGGTATCAGGGTAGCCACACTCAAGGTTTATGTCACGACGTGGATCAAGAAACTTGTTAATCAACTCATGACGGCTAAACACCAAGTTTCCAACCATCTCCTTCAGTTCATTGGCAGTAATATCACCATTACTCATGATTACCCTCTAGAGTTGGATTAGAACTAGTGTTCAACTGGCTTTCAACTTTCTACGTTTATGGCTGTGGAACAGTCCAAACGTCGCTAGAACCAAACTATCAGCTTCATCAGGACTATGGCCCACTAAGTCGATTATTGTCTTCTCAGTACTAGCTGGATTCCTCTTGGCTTTAGGCGGCAAATAGAGTCTACCCTCACCATCGTAGGTTAGAGGCAGTATGCTCAATTGCCTTCTGAGTTCAACATACTTAGCGGGTATACCAAACCCGTCTTCATTCAAAGGGTCGAGTAGGTCATAGCGTAGTATACCATACATTTGAGCCCTGCGGTTCTTATACACATAACGCTCCTCGCGGCTTGCTTGCTTTTCTTTCAAACGTCTGCCAACTGTGTATATTCGCACAAGATCAGGTACTACAGTCTCGCCAAAGGCGACAGTTCGTACGTTATACCCCTTACGCCGTAGATAGTCGGCATGTTGCCTGCCTCCCCCTCCACGATCAAATATCACTTGGTTATGCTCTAGGCTGTATTCGTTTATAAGAGCTATTGTTGTGTTGGGTATCTCTGATGTATCCGGGGTTACCTTGGAAATCTGTTCAATCATCCCTAAGTGGTCAACAATGGTCCAAACTGTCTTAGCCCCACCTTCACCAGGATCAACACCCAATGATACAGCTTTTCTATTCTTTACAGTCTGATTGAGCTCTGCAGCAATAATCTCAGCCCTATTCAACCATTCAGGCGGATAGAGTAAAGACTCAGCACCCTCATAGAACTCACCATCTAACCCTATACACTGCCGCACTTTGTCCCACAGATTACGACGTTTCTCATAAAGGTCATAGCCTATAACCCCTGGCACAAGTTCGGCTTTATCTAGCAACTCTAGCCGATCTATCTTAGGATTCAGCTTAAGCAAATGCCTAGCACGCCTAACATTAGGGCTATCAGTTGCCTTGATTCTTATCACACGCCTGTAGAAACGGCTAGAATCATGTGGATCAACAACATCACCATCTGTTGTAAACCGTTTGAAGAAGTTGTTACACGGATAAGGGTTACCTATGATGAGTTTTCTATGTGCCCACGTATCAGACGTGTCATAGCATATATCATCAATAGCACTAGCCTCATCAAACACAACCAAGGTTCTAGGGCGTCTATCCTTAGTCAGTTCGATGTGTCTACCAAGCAACCCTTCACCTCTCTTCACAACTCTTCCAGTCAATTCTGACCGTGGTTCAAGCCTACCGTCAATTACTTGTCTTATGTGAAGGTGGTTAACCCTTATAGGCAATGGCAGTTTACTACTTTGTATGAACCGCCTTATCTCACCCCACAACACCCCTTCAAGTTGACTACCATCAACACTACTCGTTACAATTCTAACTGGACTTCTTGAACAAAAGAACCACAGCACGCCTATTCCAGCCAGAAAGTCTTTGCCAAGATCATTACCAGCGGGTACTATGGTTTCATCATTGTCCCGTAGACTGTACAGAATTTCAGCTTGCTTGTCATAGAGTCTAATATCAGGCCAACACAACCTTTGAAACCTTATAGGGTCATCAAGGATACTACTATAAGGAAATATACTTGGTGTGTTCATTAGGTATTCTCTGGGGGAGAAGATTGTTACCACAGCGGCGGCCGTTTGTGTGTCACTCGTCAAGATCAGACTCTATCGCCTTTGTGTCGATTACATCAGGTGTATTCTCTAAGCCAGTGAGTAGTGCCGATATAATATCAGGCCCTAGTTCAAGAGTTCCACTAAATTTGTCAGTGAACATACCTAGATGCTTGCCAGCCAGCTCTAGGGCACCTAGCTTATTACACAATTTGAGCTTAGTCTCAACCCTAGTGTTGCCCTGTTGGTCTATTGTTGTCTTAACGTCTATTCCAGAAATCGCTCTTCTAGACCTCTCATCTATATCAACTATATCTTTGAGCATACCATCCTTAGTAAAGAGGTTTATTGGGTCAAAGAATGCGATGGAGGCTAACTCTCTTAGAACACGCCTGTCAGTTATCTGAAGTGCATCTTGTCTCTCCTTAAGTTTCTTGCCAACCTGGGCACAGATGGCCTTATTCTTCAGTAGTTTGGTAGCCACACAAGAGGGGTTTTTGTAGCCCGCCATTCTTGCGGCTTGAGTTGCATTGAAATCCTCTGATGCCAACAGATGGCTCACAAACAGATGTTGTTTGGCATTGAGCTTATTGAGGCGTGCTCCGTGTTTTGTTGGTTGAAGCCTATTTGCCTTCATATTTGATACTCCTATAGGTTTAGTTCCCTTGATTAGCCCCTTACACCTACACTAGTATTCAAGCCTTAGAGACTTTGCTAGTGTCCTCATCTTGTTTAAGGTTCTTTCATAGGCCTGTCTGATGGCTTGTCTTGATCTGTCCTGTCTGTTGCCTATGGCTTCTAAGGTTTCACCTTTGAGCCGCCTTAGCACAATGTCCCTGTATTGTGGCTTGATGTGTTTCAGTAGTTGCATTAGGATAGTATGCGTGTGTTCATAGTCTATAGCTTCTTCTAGGTCTGAAAATTGCTCTTTGGGGTTTACGCCATTTTCAGTGTCTATAGGCGTGAACTGTCTGTTCTCTAACTCTTCATACCACTCTTCAGATGTTTTGTAGCCCTTTGGCAGCTTGACGGCTTTGATTGCACTGATAGGCGGTACTTTAATTGGTTTCATTGCGTTTCTGACATACCTAGCCAGTCTAAACCTTAGTCTCATGTGGACATAGGTGATTAGTCTATAGTCCAGTTCGGGCCTAAACCGGTCTACAGCTTTTACTAATTCGATTAAGGCTTGGCTGACTAGTTCTTGCTTGTCGAGTATGCCGTCTTTTCGCTGGTTGTTAGAAAATTTTATTGCCATGCTCATGGCCAATGGTGCCATACTCATAATAAGAGTGTCGCGGGCTCTAGGGTCGCCTTGTTTAGCCTTGAGGGCCAAATCCTTCTCTTCTTCAGCTGATAATCGTTTTGTTTCTCTTGTTACGTCTTGTTTAAGTTTGCCCCAAGCTGTGAGTGTCATGATTACTAACCTGTATTCAATAGTGGGTAATGTTCACTACAAAACACCTTACACAACGCAAGGGTAGGCGTCTATCAAATAGACTCTAAACCCTTACTACTACTAGTACTTAGATTTTCTAAGAAAAGGGGTATTGTATTTGTAGTCTAAACTAATTATACTAACGTATACGCACCACTATACTACTATACTATACTATACTATAGTATACAGTATAGGGGGCATCTTCATGTAGCTCATATCTCATTAGTAGTTTTCTCATCTACTAAGGGCTACAAGTTTCTGGCGTTTCTCTAGCCAATGCCTTTTAGTGCTCATGCTTGTTTTAGAGTGTTTGAGCCAGTATTGCTAATTTGTCCTAGTTTTGTTCATACTCTGTGTAGACCAACCTTTTAGGGCCAACTACTACAGATGGACATAACTACTCGTTAATACTAGTTCACACCTTATGGGCCATAAGTTTTTGGTGCCCAATACTCTAAATGCCCTAAACGGTTCATATAGGTGTTTTGGCTGGCGAGAGGGGTAATTTGGGGGAACTGCCTATCTAACTCGTAATACCCATATGCCCCTTATCCCCCAGAAAAGCCTTATGGTGGTCTAACGAGTATATTGTGTATATTGCTCGTTATTATCATACCCTCATAAACTAACCCTTGTAGATTCTGCCCCTGTTGTACGCCTGTAGGGCTGGGGTAATGGCCTAGGTGGCCTTGTGGGGCCGTATGGGCCATATGGGCTAGGGCAGACTAGCTAGATATGCCCTGGCGAGCCCTGTGTGCGTTTCTAAGCGTAGTTTAGGGCTA